AAATGGAGCCATCATCATTTATATAATATAGTGGAGCATCATATCTAACTTGATAGTGTTTCAATGTTTGATACTTCTTATAATCAATTTTTAAAACTTTTGAATATGTGTTTTCTATCCGGTCCTTCCCAAGAGAGCTCCCAAAGACAATAGCTAGCAATGAATCTCCAAAGCTTACAAAAGAATCATTGGGATCTTCATTGTATATAACAATTCTCCATTCTTGTTCATCTCAATAATCAGAGAATTTTGATAAAAATAATAATTCTTGGAGCTTGTCATTTTTTAGAATATTTTCTTTCTTGAAATCATATCCATTTAGCATTTCCATATCAGAATATTCAGGCTTGTCTAGAGTGTAACTAATATTTCCGACGAAATGTTCAGGGAACTTTGTTCTAACTTTCTCTAGTAATTTGTTTTTGTCAAAGACCAAGCAAACACCGTGATTGAAATCTCCGTACTGAGCCCACATCCGCGGAAGCAAGTGCCCCTTCGCTGGAAACACTTCTTGGTCATTTTGTGTCAATTCTTTGGTAAAACATATGAATCGATAATTATTTAAAAACCAGTTTTCCGCTATTTCATCGTGGCCATACTCAATACCATTCTCTTCAGAATAGTTGACCTTTACGCATAGTCTTTGATTCTCTAAGGGATCGTAGGATTTTGAGAACTTATTCAATAGTAATGTACCATTGGGCAGAATTTTTTCTTTTAGCGTCTCGAATTTTGTGTAGTGATATAGCTTTTCGCATGTAAACAAATGACTCATAGTATTAATTGCGGGACGAATTATCATACAAATACTCCTGATGAGTAATATAGCATGTGTCGATTCGGGAATGGTTAGAAAAACACAAAATCTTCCTTTGCATCAAGGTTGCCCTGCCCCTCATTATCCACTGCAGTATTATAGCTCATGATCGAGGCAATCACCCCGTCAATCCTGGTCTTGGACCGTTCTAGCTTAGGTTTTGTCAGCTTTACATTCCCATTTGAGTCTGTAAAGCTGTCAACACAGTCCATCATCCAGGTTATGATTGGATTGCCTCCACTGGTGATCATACCGGTGAGATAGGCTTCTTTGAACTGGTCGATCGGCAGGGTCATGCTCTTCATCGACTGGCTGAACTTGGCCGCTATGGTCTCGAACCAGTCTCCGACCTTGGCTGCAAAGAGTTCCAGCTTCCATGAGTCACAGGCTATGAGCCTGAGATCATAGACTTCCATGCAGTTCTTGATGAAGTTCCCTACATCCAGGTAATTTACCACAGGCCCCTCTGGAGCCCTCATCATTCCCTTGGCTATCCAATCCTGCAACGGCTTACGAAGCTGCCTGGAGAGTGCGACAACGTTGTCTCCCGGGATCCAGAACATGTACAACTGCTTCCATTTCTCTCCTTCATTTCTGGGGGGAAAGGTAAGAACGAAAGCAGTGAAGTCGCTGGTACTGGAAAGATCCAGTCCTCCATAGCAGGTACGTCCTATCAACTCCTCAGCATCGAAGGGATCACAACAGCGTTCGAGCCAGATGTCCATGTTCGCCCATCGGGTGGAGCCCATGACCCACTTGTCCATGTTCTTGATCCGGAAATCCACCAGATCGCTCTCTGTGAGCTTGCACTTGTCATAGCGGTCCTTGAGCATTCCCGTATTCACGGAAACCCCCATGTTGGGATTTGCCTTCTCCCAGGATACCGGGTCCTCATCCTTGTCACCTTCGTCAGGTTCGTAGATTGATATCCAGTACCGGTCGGATTCCTCGGCCCCCATCAGGATCTGCTTGCATTTCTCATATTCCTGATGGCACACCCCGCCAAGTTCGGTTCCGGCTGTGGTGATGATCAGCATCATGGCCGTAGGGTCAGCGACACGCCCCGAGTCAATCGAGTTGTAGAGTTTCTTGTCAGGATGTTGGTGGTACTCATCCAGGAGCAGGCCGTGTGGCAGCTTGCCGTCCTTCGGGTTGGCACTAATCCCTTTTACAAAAGCCTTGGACTTGGCAAGGTCAATCTGCTTGTTGTTCTTGGTATCGCTGACTACCACCTTGCCCTGGTACCATCCCAGGGTGAGCATGTTGGATGCAGCACTGAAGGATTCCTGGCACTGCTCCATTGAGGAGGCAGCAATGTAGACCCTGGCGTCTGGATAATCATCCCCGAAAGCGAGGTAATCAGCCACACCTCCTCCAATGGTGGACTTGCCATTTTTCCTTGCCACCTGCCAGTATCCTGTGGTGAATCGACGCTGCCTTGGATCATGCTTTGAAACCCATCCGAATAGGGTGGCGATATCGAATACCTGCCAGCCTTCCAACACCAGGGCCTTTCCCTGACACAGCCCTGAAGGGAACCTGAGGTTGGCTTGCATCCATACCAAAGCCTTGTGTGCTGCCTTCCAGGAGAATATCCACTCCCAATCAGTCCTTTCCAGGTCATTGATATGACGGTCAACCTTGAGCCTTTCAGAAAGACCTGCCTTTCTCACCCCTGAAAGGACCATGTTCACATACCTTTCAAAGAGCTCTTTCTGCCTTGCTTCCATGCGGGAGCGCAGCTCGGCCGATATCCGTTTCCCGCTCAAAGACCCAGCTCCTCCGCCAGTGCCTTGTCTTCGTCCTGGGTGTCATCCTTGGAAGACAGCTTCATGGTATGCCTTGCTGCTGGGGTAGCCCCGAACATCCGGAGTATCTTGGTATACTGGTCAAAAGCCTTGTTGAGCGTGGTTAATTCACCCTGTTTTTGCGAGTTTCCACCCCGTTCCTCGATGTATTCAGCCATTGTTCTGGACCCATTCAAGGTGATTGCATCGTACATATCACGGTAGATTCCATAGTTCATACAGGCACCCTCGAGCACATTCAGGTCGAGGGTGGTTGCCAACTTATCTTCCACCAGTATCTTGAGTAACCGGTTCCATTCCGCTTTGGCCGCTGCCCCGAAATACTCAGGGGACCGGGGAATTCTCGTGAGAAGACCAGCTTTATTCCTCTTCGCCATCGGCGCTTACCCCCTTATAAAAAGTTCCGTGTGTGTTAACAGCCCTAACCGGTGCGGTCGCGGGGGGCGACGCGTTTTTTTGACCCTCCCCCCGGGGGTAGCCATTTTCTTTCTTGGTAAAGTATTGCTCCACCTTCTGCTGGTCCTCCTTTGCCTTCCTGGTATTGCACGATGTACACAGCGCCTGGTAATGAGTAGGGTCCAGGTCGAACCTGCCGTACAGATCTAGCATGATTGCAGCAGGGGTGTCCTTATGGTCGGTCACCGTGGCAGGTGCACCACATATGGTGCATTTCGGATGCTGTTTGAGGTAGTTCTGGGAAAAGACACGCCACTTGTAGTTGTAACCTCTGTCATTGGAGGATTCCCTGGTGTCTGTATAGTCCGAGGCATGCTTCTGTGTACATGCATTGCAATACCCGCTCTTGTTGATATGCAGGTTTGCACACCCGAACGTCTTACATCTTCGTTTGATCATGCTTGACCCTCCCAAGCTCCGGTACCAACGTCTCGACGGCCAGTCTCACCTTTGGTGGTAGTTGGTCTGCTTTCCCTTTCTCCCAAACCTCCAGCAGTTGGGTACGTGCACACTTTCTCTTCATTGCCGAGACCTTTCTCCCTGGTCTTGGGATCACTTCCTTCTTCATCCACACCTCCATCAATAATGCATCGTGTATCCAGGAGCACTTCCCGCATGATGATCCTGTTTCCTTCATCTCTCCGTAGAAACAGGAACACCCCGTCATGTCTGATCAGTACGGTGGATACCTTCCATATCTTTCCACCTGACTGGTAGCCTTTCCCTACCAACTTCTTGTAGCGTTCCTTCTGGTCGTTTATCTGATGCCTTCCCATCTTCCGTTCCTTTTCCTTACCACAAGGGCTTTCTCTTTACCAACGAGCAGTTGATGCTCACCCAGCTCCTGTTCTGTGAACTCTTCCCCCACGATTGACTGGATGGTAGCCAACGTGTTTCGGATCTCTCGCTGGTGAATACCGAGCGCAATGAAATCCAGCTCAATGACCGTGATCACGTATGCTCCCATCAGCCTTTCCTCTTTGCTTCGATATTTGAGTAGTCAGGCTTGATCCTGGAAAACCCTTTGAAATGCTGGAAGATCAGATACTCTTCCTGAACGGTAGCTATCCTTGAGGTAACAGAGGGTAGGGAAATACCCAGCTTTTCTGATAGCTCCGTTGTTGTGATCACCTCCGGCCAGAAAGGGATTGCCAATGCAACCTGCTTATTGAGTCCTGTTGCAATCTTGGCTCGTTCAGGACGCAAGGCAGTAACC